CATCACGGTCAAAGCCAACCTCTTCGATGGCTCGCAGGTCAGCCATCAGCGTGGACACGCGGGCGTCTAAAGCAGCGAGGCCGGTGGCTGGGTCGGAGCCGAGACTGCTGCCGATGCTGTAGAACGGGATGGTTGAAGTCGAAAACGACGCAAACGAAACGCCGTCATTTGTATAAGCAAATACAATCTGATTTGCAGAGTTAGGTGTTTGCGATGTCGCTGTCTTTTCGTTTGCGTCCTGTGGGCAGAAATATCGAAACGCCGATGATGCGGCTCTGCTCTGAGCGTACAGACCTGTTTGCAGTTCAGCGGACACCTGCTGAAACGCGCTATTACTGCGACTGAAAAACCTCGCTGCTGGTGTTCCAGTCAAATCAATCCAGTTCAGCCCTGTCGCGGTTCCAGCGGAAGCCATAAGGACGCCTGGCCCTATGTGTGAAACAAAAACAGCGTTGTGATTGTCATTCTGCCCGTCAGCATTGTTCGCCCGGTTGCTGTTGAGGTATTTGCTGCTCCCGTTTCCCTTCAGCCCAATGCCACGGTCAAGGTCAGCAGCGAGGAATCCGCTGTTCGTCGGCGCAGCCCCCTTCAACGGCGTCAGCGCACCAGCGAGAGAGTCCCACCCCGCCATTACGCAGCAAGCGTTGATGTCATTGTAGATGTTGTCCTCTTTCAGACCCTTTACGAAGCGGTCTATGGCCGTAATGCGCGCCTTTGCGGTCATTGAAGCGTGCTCCCATTTTCATAACCAAGGACGACGTACGCCACGGTATCAATATCGTAGGGTGCCGGATTTTCGCCGGTGAGCAATGCGAACTTCAGCCGGTTGATGAGGTTTTCCAAAGACGCTTCAAGTGCATCCAAGTCTGGTATCGCTGTCCCGATGCTGTAGAAAGCAAGCGTGTTTGATGTAAATGAGGGGATGTTCGCCAAGCCAAACACGGTAATGTTGCCAGAAAAGGGAGTTTGAGATGCCTGAGCAGACGATGTGCTGACGCCAAATGATCTAACCGTGACAGTCGAACTTGCTGATCTATTGGAACCAGCAAGACCAGCCGGTCCAGCGGGATACGATTGATCTATAAAACCTGCCCCGTGCCTGCTGCGAGTAAACCAATTCGTCAGGTTATAGCGACCAAAGTTTGACACTCCGTTTTCATTTGTGATAACGCCACAGCCCATAAGCGGCTTATTACCAGCAACTGCTTCAGTCTCGTAGACAAGCATGTGAAAATCGTTCTGAGGGTCGGCGTTGTTATTTCGCCCGCTATCCAGATAACTCGTCCCATCTCCTGTGAGCCCGCTGGTTCGGCTGAAGTCGCCGCTCACAAATCCGTTGGACGTTGGTGCATCACCAGCAAGCGGGACCAATGCCCCAGCGAGAGTCCTCGCACCGGCGAGTAGGCAGCACGCCTTCAGTGCCGAGAACACGCCTGCGGCCTTTGTGTCTCTGACGAACGCATCTACGGCCACCGCAACGCCCGTCTCAACGCCTGCACCGTCAGCCGCTTTGACCCGTGCGAGGTAGTCCAGCGCATCGGTGTCAGTGGGTAGGGGCTGTGAGCCGATGCCGGGATAGCCGCCAGCGTATGGGTGATCGTATGGGAGGAGACTGGCAAGGCTCATACTGACCACCCCCAAGCGACGAGTCCCTCAACCAGTGCCCTTTGTGCGGTGATGTCTGAGGGGTAGATGATTAGTTCCTGCATTGATCCGTTAAGGTATGCAGTCCCAGCGCCGGATTGCCCAACAAAGAGATTGCCGCCAGAGACTGAATCAATCGCAGCGTAGTAAGTCTGCGCCAGTTCCACGCTGTTGTCGGCACCGCCGCACCTGTGGATTGCTATCCGATTCGCTGACGTAGCATTTTGTGGGTCATTAAGAATAACGTACAGGTGTTGAGAACCTGTGGTGAACTCTTTGTCTACTCGCTTTCGGGCAACAGTTCTGTTCGTCGCATGGTTGTTGTCGATAATAACATCGATCATATCTGTATTTACGGATACGTCGTTGTATATCGCAGCCCAGCCAGCCCCTTGAACTCCGGTGGCAGAAGCGGGTTTTGTTGAAGCGATATAGCCAAGTGCATTGCTGCCCGCCGCGTACCCTGGAGCGGCAACAAAAACTACTGCCGACTTGCTGTAGTGCAACGCCTTAAATGAAGAGTTGCTGCTGGGCACTTCAAAGAAATCGTCGCTTCCATCGAACCGAATCGCTGGCTTTCCTTCTTCCAGAACCACAACGCCGCTGCTGACAATCTTCGGCTGGTAGCCTGCGGTCGTCTGGCTGGCATGGCTGGCATTGCCCGATTGATCCCACCACTGCTTTACGAACGCATCGCCCGCACCAGCAAACGCAGCCAGCGTCCCGTCGCTCACCTCTGCTGCCGTAAAGTCTTCCTCCGCGTCGTCGCTGCTACGCCGCACCGTGACAACAGGCCCAGCATATGAGTTGCTTAGGCTGCGAAGGCTGTATGCGGCTGCTGCTCCCGGCACCAAGTCCAATAGACCCGGTGTCTTGCGAGGGACCAACAACCTGTTGTTCATCGGGCTCATCGGGAGCGTCCGTAGAGTAGTGATTTGCGGCTAGCCTATCATAATCATTGACGCAAACGCTGCTGTGATTGCGATTGCCGCCACAGCAAGCACGGCAACGAACGTGGCTATTTTGTCTCGTTTCATCTTAGTTCTGAGGCGTGTCGTCTTGCAATCTGAACGATGCCGTGCGTGGTTGCATAGCGTAGAGCAACCGTGTCTGTTCCTGCATGGCCTCGACAAGCTCTTTTTGCGATGCGGTAAGTTCGTTTAGGAATGTTTCGTGTGCGTCCACCAGCGGTAGCAAAACGTCGTTTCGCAAAACAAAGCCAATCGCAACCGATACCAGCCCTGGGAAACCGTACTGCTGGAGGATGCGGCCCGCGATGCTGTAGGCGTCTTTGGTACTCATGGCGATCTCGTCACATCCTGTTTCCAATAGCTGAAGTCAATGCGATATGCAGGCTTAAGCAGCCACCATTCAAGCAGCACCTGCACAAGTGCGGTAGCCAATCCGATGAACAGCAGCACCATAACGCTGCCAAACTCCGCACGCGCCAGCCGGTGAGCGTAGGCGTCTGCCAATAGCAATCGCTCTTCCTTGCTGTCGCAGTTGCTGAAAATCGGAACAGGCCATGCACCGATCGCACGATCAATCAGCCGATTGACTCGGTTGCGTCCCAGCAAGTGCTTGCTGGCTGGCAGGCGGTTCCATACCTCGGTGCGGAGATTGTCTCGGAAGTTCATCTGCGAAAGAGCCTCCACCGTCTCACCCCCTGTGGTTGGCAGTTTCCACTTTCGCACGAGCTGCTCGATGTGATCGGCACAAGCTGCGGCTCGTCAGCAATCACAGGTTCCGGTTCAGCTCGTGCTGCTTTGCACTCACAATCGTCATCGCATCGGCACGGCACAATCGCCAAACCGTCGCCGGATTTCTCTTCGCCAGTGCCGTTGCATCGGCAGCCGTCCACACAGCCCTCAGACGGCACATCTGGCGTCGGTGCTGGCTCTTTGTCCTGATTGACGATTGCAGCCGCATATCGCACGGCAAGGGCTGCAATGATGTCAGCACGGTTCACAACGCCAGGAACGTTGCAACCTGTGGCGATCAGCAACAGTGGCAGCATGTAACGCATCAAAACACTCCTGCTCTGAACCATCGATCAAACCGCTGCGGAGGCCATCCAGCGAGGCCAGAGAATGCGATAGCGTAGCGGTTGCGGATGTCGCCCCAGCGAGCCCAGAATCCACCTTCTGGAATATCAACATCAGTGCCAAGCACGCGACGGCCCCCGCTGTTCCATCTCTTTCCCCATGAATTCATCAAGTAAATCAGCGGCTCGCCACCGTAGCGACTTTTTGTCTCGTCCCTGTCATCCACAGCGAGATAGGCCATCGCGTGAGCCCAGCCGCCACGAGTGCGAGAGGAAACGCCGTTGTCGTCTCGTTTGTTGCTGAACGATTCGCCACCACAGGATGAGATGCAATAACCATTGGCGAGCAGGTCACGCACCTGCTCAAACGAGCGAGCCCTCGTGGTAGTGCGTACTAGGTGATCCTGTCCGATTGCCTTGATCTTCGCAGGTGGATTGCGTGAGCCCCACCTGCCTGCCGTCCTGCCGCTGTAGCGTGTCAGGTCAATGCCTACCTCTGGGTAGTCCCTCCGCAGCCACATGCCACTCTGCCGCATCGCAACCGTGGCAGCGTGATCGCAGCTCCACCCGTCGCCACCATGTCCACGCCACCAGTAGATAGCCTCGGTGGATAGCACGCCGTCGAGCCTTCCAGCCTCTGGCAGCTCTGGCACGCCTTCAATCTGTC